ATCATGAATTGCAGGTAGAATAAACTGATAATCCTCTTTGTCCCATTCTGCATTCTTCTTATATTTAACGTGTTTACCAATAATATCTTCCGCTTTTTCTAAACGATAATCACTCCAGATTCTCTTTCGTGTATGACATGTAGAAATTAGCATTCTATGGTTTGTTGTAACATTAAGATCAATCTGTTGAGATTTTATATGATACATCTTTCCTTGATAATCTGGATAATGTAGAAGCTTAATAGGCTTATCATATGCCAGCTTACCATCTTTAAGTGTAGCAATTTTGTCCTCCATGGTAATCTCCTCGAAATATTTCCATCCTTTATTGGTTAGACCTTCATGGTCCATGCTTAAACAATGGACTTTATCCGCAACCATATGCTTTAACCGTTGATAGTAGGTCGGTCCAATAAAGATCTCTGCTGTTATCATCTTACCGGTCTTACCGTTATAAAGAACCTCCTTTCCGGTTCTGCTGAATCCACATTGGTTCTGTAGAACATCCGCAATATCGTTGACATCCATCTTATTAAACGGTGTTACATCAACCTGTACACCGAGCATTGCTGCAACCTTGTCTAGTACGGACTCGATAGGCTGGTTCATTGTCATACGCTTTGGATAAGCGTGAGGACTCATAATAATATCAGGCACAACACCGTCTGCAGTGTAAGGCATGTCGTGCTGTGGATAGGTCATACCCACTGTACCCTTTTGCCCGCAACGACTGTTACCAGTCCAAACAGGTTTACCGTTCTGCCGTACCATAAATACACCGGTACGCACTGTCAAGCAGTAAACCTTACCAGTGTAGTCGATCCACTCTTCACTCTGACCGTTCTGTGTCTTTGCATATCCATGATTAATCTGTGGTTCAACCTTCTTCTTGATAATCGTAATCACATAGTTGTCATCATTGGTTGTGATTGTTTCTACTTTACCGTTCCGTTTAAAGCTTGTAGTAGTTCCTGCTTTACGACCAGGAGGAACACGTACATTAGTACTGTATCCAGCATGAAGAGCAAGACGTGTAACATCATCTGCCAGTCTCTTGGACGATGTATAGTAGAATCGGTTGTTAGACTTGGATTTATATCCATCTCCAAGCTCCATTGCCAGTAGAAGTGTTCTACACTGCTCTTTGTTAAGCTCCCAAGTCCAATCAGGTAGGAACTTGTTGAGTGCTCCAACACTGAATTGCTTCATGTAGTTTGCTAGCTGTACATCACAAATACACCATACCTTATTCTTGTTTTTAGTTATTTTAAATCCCATGTTGGTAATACATTTATCCAAAGCCTTCTGCACTCTTGGTTTATGTGCTGCAATTCGAACTTGAGATTTACTAGAACATCCCTCTGCTATCCAGATGCCAAAGAACATAAGCCAATCCTCCATATTAACTTCAATATCCCATCTCAAATTATCATTACCATCAATGTAAGAAGGAATGATGAAAGTTTCACCAATCCAATCTTCCGGCTCAAAGTTATTCACATTCTTCTTGTACTTAACCCTCTTACCGAAGACATCAGATGCCTCCACAAACTCGAAGTGTTTCCTGTTCCGTTTCTTAATCCACATTCTGTGGTTAGGAGTTGTTGTTAGTTCAATCTGTTGTGACTTAAGCTGGTACATCTTGCCGTCATAATCATACTCATGAAGCATCTCAGGCTGCTCATACTTCACATTATCCCCGTCAAGGATAGCAACCTTATCATCCGTTGTAATTTCTGTGATGTACTTCCAACCTTTGCACGTAAGAACCATCGTTTCTGGGCGGACGCACGCAAATTTGTCTCCTATGATCGGTACTCTTTCACTGCGAACCCGTACCTTTGCGAAGCGGTAGTTGTCAGCGTTCTTCTTGTCGCTATAGACCCAGTCAACGATTCCAGGTTCTTTAGACTTGTAAGCTGTGCTAGAGTCCTTGTAGGCCGGGTCATCCTTGCGCATCGTCTTCAAGGGCATCACCTTACCGATGATAATGTCACCCTTCTCCACTCGGGTTCCAACCTTTACGAAGCCGTCATCGTCTAGCTTGTCGTAAGAGCCGGGCTTCATCGCACGAGTCAGGAGTGAACCGTCAGGGCGGAACTTCTCAGGACGCATAAATTGCTCCTCGTTAACCGATGATTGGTTTTTCTTAACCTCATCCTTATAAGTCCGGTAGCTATCAGAGATAAACATACCACGCTGAATGGAACTTTCGTTCATAATTAGTGAATCTTCCTGATTATAACCGGTGTAACATGCCACTGCAACAATGACATTCTGACCAGCGGGTGTTTCGTTGCTCTTAACATATTTGCTACCCTTGGTAACTGCGAGAGGTACCTGTGGGTAGTGTAGAACGTTAAGCACAGTATCAAGTCGTTTCTGGAAGCTAGTAACAGGAATACCCATACCCTGCTTGCCCATAGCGCTAGCGTACAGGACACGGGGAGCCTGGGTGTGATCCGGATAGGGCAACGTAATAGCCACAACACCGAACATCAGGGATGGATGGATTTCCATATGAGTGTAGGTGAAGAAGGTACGGTTGCTACGCTTGTTTTCCTTCAGGTAGTGTGGGTCGCTCGCATACATGCATGTGTCTGACTCATCCACATCGATATACTCGATAACACACTTGCGGTTCTCGTGCTCACAGAGAAGATCGTTCCACTGCAACTTGTTTTCGCGCAGGTCTTCCGTAATCTTATCGTTAATAACCACCTTGTTATCGGCAACACGATAGATGGGGCGAATCATACGTCCACCATCAGTGCTGATATGCACAGTACCACTCTCAGTTACAAAGGAGATACCTGTGTAGATGTTAAGCAGTCCCTTACGGCGAAGGTCCTTCAGCGCATCGGTAAGAGTGTGAGGCTCGGGATGAAGACCGACCCAATTACCGTTAACGAAAACACGTGCAGAGTAGTAGACATCTTCCGGGTTAACAAACTCGATAGGGGTCATCTGCAGCTCATCAAGAGCAGCCATTACCGGTTCAATGCTGGTGGGAATAGTGATAGTGGCAGTGGATGCCATATTCTTCACAATACCTACATTAATTCCTTCCGGAGTTTCTGCTGGGCAGAAGTAGTAGAACTGAGTGTTATGCAACTTACGGGGATCTGGTAGTTTACCGCTCTTCTCGATGGGAGAGACAACGCGTCGCAGAGATGAGAGCGCAGACAGATAGGAAAGACGGTTCAGAGTTTGTGTGATACCGCTCTTTGCCTGCTGGTTGCGCATTCCCCAGTTTCCGGTTGACATCGAGTAAGACATGCTTGACTCGAACTCTGAGGGTTTAATTTTCTTCTCAATATTAGTGCTGATCTCTTCATAGCTGTCCTTGTCCTTGCGGATGTTAGCAGAAAGGCTACGGATCAGCTTGTTAATACTGGTACGGAACAGAGTTGCCATCAGATCACCAGCTGTTGAAACACGCTTGTTGAAGAAGCTGTCGCGATCGTCGGCCGGGATAATACCGAGGTAGAAGCGCAGCATCTGGTTGGTCATGTAACCGAGGAAGAAAGCCTTCTTCTTGGGGCTGTCACCAACGTGAGGGAGCAGGTTCTTTTCAAAGATCTCGCGCGCAAAGTTAAGCTTGTACTGCGGATGCTTCAATTTTTTACTGTTAATGTTTACAGTTACAAATCGGGAGATGTACTCCAGTGCAACCTTCTGTGTCTGAATAGGAGATGCTTCCAGAAGAGATGGCCGAATGATTTCGAGCATCTTAGTGGAAAGATCGTTATCCAGATTGTACATAATGTACTCCATAATCTCCTTGTCAGAAAGGATGCCCAGAGCGCGGAACACTACGAAGAGTGGGAGCTCGTGGTTAATAGAGTTAATATGTACATGGATTGTGCGTCCAAAGTTACCGGGACTTGCCTTAATTTTAACCTCAACACTCTTCGGATAAGAGGATGTGTTGTAAGCGATAGAGTTGATCTGAGCGATATGCGAGAACTTTTGAGTGGGCTGTCCGTAGACATAGACCTTGTTCTCACGCTTTCGCTCCTGAGACATAATAACTCTTTCAGTTCCTTTAACTACAAAGTAACCACCTTTATCGAAGTGGCCTTCACCCATCTCTTCCTTAGTCTTAATGCTCTGATCAGACAGAACACAGTACTTTGAACCGAGCATAATTGGAAGACGTCCGAACTTGATACGTTCGAAGGTATCCAACTGCTTAATGTTCTTCTCACCGGTTTTGGGGTCTGTTGTGATTAGTCGTTGTTCAATGTCGAAGTAGAGATCGCTAGCGTATGTCAAGTTGCGAAGACGTGCATCGTTAGGATACATCTGCTTTCGGACACCGTTATGTTCATTAATCACAGGTTTAGATAACTGTACATTTTTAAGATAGATCTCATATTCCGTTTGATAGATGCCGCTTTCCTGATCGAAGTTCGTCTCGAACCTAACAGGGTTACAGCCCTCTATAATCATCGGAATCTGATGATCTACAAAAAAGTTAAACGAATTCAAATGGTGTTCAATCAACCGCGTCTTCTCCGCAAAGAAGGCGTCGGTAACCGACCATGTATTGTTTTCCCAGTCAAATTTTTCAGTGCTCATCGGTTATAATAGTATTACAAATAAATTTCTATATCACCTCGTAAATCGGGACATGTCGCCTGCTCAAAATGTTTTCACTTTTTTTTTTGGTGCGTTTTCTGACAACTAGCAGTTGCCGGGAAGGCACTACTAGATTCGGGATTATGGGATGATTATATATAGAATGTCTCACACTCCCCCTAACAAACGCCGCAAGCTTAACGATGATCCCAACGATGAAATTGATTGGCAAGATTTTTTTAGAAAGGTAATTGAATATGAGGAGGAACAAAGACAGAATAGTGAAGACCAAGGAATTGAAAGTGAAAGTGAAGATGAGAGTGAATGGGAGTATGAGGAGATTCGTAGGGAGATCAATTCTATAGATGATCTGATTGAGATTGGCAAACTTTATAACGAAAGTGGTAAAAGAAAACGGTATAATATCGATGTAAAACGACTAGGAAAACTAGTAGCTCCACTAACTGAACTAAAGAACATGATTGGGATGGATCGTGTAAAGGAGACGGTTGTCGACTTGATTGTCTACTACATGCAGGACTTTAAGAGTCAATACGGTAATATGTTGCATACAGTCATTGAAGGACCCCCAGGTTGTGGTAAGACCACAGTGGCTCGCATTATTGCTGATATCTATCTCCAACTCGGTATTATTAAGAACAACACCTTCGTGGTAGCTCGCAGGTCTGACCTAATCGGTAAGTACTTAGGCAGTACGGCTATCAAGACTCAGAAAATCATTGACGAAGCGCATGGAGGGTGTTTGTTCATTGACGAGGCTTACTCTTTAGGCAATGAAGAGAAGCGTGATTCTTTTTCTAAGGAGTGCATTGATACCATCAATCAGAACCTAACTGAGGGTAAGTGTGACTTTATATGTATAATTGCAGGTTATCGTGAAAACCTTAAGAACTGTTTCTTTGCGTATAACCCAGGACTAGAACGGCGTTTTCCTTTTCGCTACACTGTTGATCCTTATTCAGCAGATGAACTAAAACAGATCTATGAGAAGATGGTGAATGAAGCTGGATGGTCGTTTACGGAAGAAACTCCTGAACTGCAGTTCTTTGAAGACAACAAACAGTACTTCAAGTTTAACGGTGGAGATATGGAAACACTGTTCCAGATGACCAAGATCGCACATTCAAGAAGAGTGTTTTGTCTTGATCACCTTCACAAGATGAAGGTTACGAAAGAGGATATGCAGCGTGCACTAGAGCTGATGTTAAACAACGAAGCTGTTAAAAAGCGCGACGGCAAGGACAACCGACCACCCTTCGGCATGTACTTGTAAAATAAATCTTAACAGCTTCCGCCCTTCGGGCGTCCCGGTTTGTTTGGGTTAACGGATTTTACGTACGGCACTCACTGATACCCCCAAACTCCCAACGAAACCCCCGGAGCCCGAAGGGCGACTGTAAGTGGCGAGAGCCACGCGCAGCAAGCTTGTTAGCTTGCGAAGGTATAAGAGACGTACTAACTTTTTTATTAAAAGTTTATATAAGTGATGTTGTTGACTAGTTATCAGAGCACACAGTGGATTGCTGCTACCCTCTTCTTCTTTATGTTGTACACCGCGTACAGATTTGCAACTACCGGAACTCTCAGTATCTGGGATATCTTTGGTACAACAGGTCTGTTCTTCATCTGGTACATCGTTACCTATGTCATGGCTAACTTCCTAACCTTTAACAGCACTCAGCCTTCGAACTTTGCTGACACCGGTTGAACTTTTTCTGTTCAATCAGTATAATATGGTTAATGCAGTGATTGTTTCTGTACTTGTGGTCCTAATGCTTGCCTCTGTCTTCTTCTACTGGAAGTTCCAGATCCTTGATAAGCGGCAGATGACCTTCCTATGGGTTAGCACCATTCTCATGTTTATCGTTACAGGTGCATGGGTTGTTCTGCTAAAGGTAAAAAACCCCGTCGGTATTGTTATTCTGGCACCTCTGTTCTACTACATCTGGTACTTCCTCACAAAGCTAACCACTAATCTTATCCATCAAGATGATCACAGGGTTATCCACTTCCTATAAGAGACTTATCAGTCTCTTACCATCCTTCGATTTCCTGCGGAAAGCTAATACTTTTTTCTAAAAAGTATGATATAGTGAGAATGTCTCAGGAGACGTTTTATAGGGCGCGTTTATTGGTTGGTTCTATACTTTTTATGATGTTGTTCGGTTTCATTCGAAACATTATTCTAGATGTACCCATGGATGCTAAGGGGATTGTTACTACAACTATCCTCTTCATCGTCTGGCTCGGACTTAGCGACATGATTACAAATGCCGTAATCGGAACACCGCGGTTCAATATCCACGACGATTCTGGCGCTATCCTGCCACCAGAGGCAGAGTGTCCCTAGAAGACATACGTCTTCGGCGGTATGTCCCTAAATGTCATCGATGTCAAAGTATGAGTCTGAATCGTCTTCTACTTCGTTTTCTACTTTGTGTTCTGGGAACTCCGGAACGTTGGCAAAGATAGGCTTCAGATAGCTATGATCTTTCTTCTCATCACAGAGCTCAAGCAGTTCGAAATAATTCTCTTCAACGATTAGTACAGGATCCTTGAAGAACCCTTTCATGATGCACCATGTGAAAAGTCTCGCGGTACGCCCGTTACCGTCCACAAAGGGATGAATGGATAAAAATTTCTGGTGAAAGAAGGCGAGATAGTCAATCAGGCATGTGTGACGTTTTTTAGCGGACATCGGCATGCAGAGTGCGTGGAATCGATCCTGGCAGTCTCTGACTAAGGTGGCCAGTGCATCAGGAATCTCTTCACTAGACATGTAGTGATGCGTGTCTCCTTTGGTGTTGATACACCAGACCTCTTGAGCAGCTGCAGGTACTTCGTCATCCGATCGAAAGTGACCTGGAAATGTTTCTGGACGGTCCTGAAAAAGCTGACGATGGGCTTGGCGCATAAACTTGATACCGACACTGCCTGGAGGCCCAGACTTAAAGAGAGCCTTGTAAACATCATCCTGGTCGTCGTCCGGTTCGCGCTCTATACGATTTGACTGTACAATACACTCGTCAAGCATCTTTATAATTATCTAGTTAAAACATAATTATAAATCATTTTTAATTGTAGAATAGGAAATCCCAGCTATTGTACAGTAGGAGAGCCCATCCTATCTTACCGGTACTTATGTTAATGGGAAAATATTCACTTTGCCATTCACCTGTCTCGATGATAAGTTCTACGAGTCTCCTAAGTTTGTCATCTAGATATACTGTATATCCAGTTTGTAGAAAGAACAGTCTTTCCTTAAGATCTATGAAACTTTGGTTCGGTACCCACATTCCCTTTGCTAGATCCTCTTTTTCAACGTGCTGATAGAGATACCAAAACCATTCGTCCCTTGACATTTCATGATATTTAGGAAATTCAAAGAGTACACATATATCTTCATCTACTAAACGCGAGCATTCATAACCAGTATTCATTAAGTACTTGATTGTTCTGCGAAGATTATCTTTTGAACACGTGGTAATAAGAGTGTCTAATGTCCAATCATCTACCCATGTTTCAAACCGGATCTGGGGAAGAATGTAGTCGGTAGTAAGTACATGAAAAAGAAGATGTGCTTGATAGCACTGTTCGACCTCGATGATGTGGAGGTACTTCAAGATCTGCTCAATGAGTTCAGGGGGCAGATCCATAATTTTAAGTTTTACCAACAAAATCTTTATCTATATACTGGTTTATTGGTGGATTTAGGTTTCAGTTTTATAATCTAGTACAAAGATTTGTACTTCAGGATACTCTTGCAAACTTTGGTGATTGTGCTAGCTGAGACCCCTTTGCACTTTTGGGCTACCTTAGTCTTGGTCATCTTGATGTCGTCGGTCTTCTGGATCACGTAGTAGATCACACCGATGGCCGTAGAAATATAGCTGTGGTCGTTTGTGACTCCGAATCCCTTTAGGAACTTGGCGACACGCTTAGCTTCTGCTGCTAGGTGCGGCAGTTCCAGCATCGCACAGTACTTGTCGATGTAGTCAGGCACCGTCGTAGGGTGAATATGACGCACGTTTTTCTGGTCCGCTATGTAATAACAGCGAACAAAGTGCTTTCCACCTTGGGAGAAATCCCTGTTACAAAGAGGCTTGTACTTCCCTTCCTTGACGTTCTCCTTGTTATAGGCGTTCATCATAGAAATCATCTCCTTGTTCGTAAAGAAGATACCACAAGCCTTCGCAATGTAGTACACAATGTTAAGGATCTGGGCGTCAACATTCTTGCCTCGAATCAACTTGTGAGGGTACACCTCATGATAAACCTTGTTTGCGATGTTCGCAATATTCTTAGGAATCTTGTTAAAGACGACGAAACCTTCAATAAACTTGAACATCTCAATCATTCTCTGATCCTTGTAAACGGAGTTATTCCAAACGTGGCACTTCCTGAAGTACTCGTTACCTTTGCCCTGAATGTAGGTTCGGTACGAACTCTGCTGAAGAAGAGGGTTAATTACACCTCCGCACCTGTTCGGGTTACTCCTATATCTGCTATCTTCACCACCGTACCACCGCCACTCTGAACCATAATCGATGGTACTTCCATTACTTACTCCGCAATCTTTGCATGCCATGACACCATCCCTGGGAATTAGGGAGGTCGATCCGCAATTTGTGCAACCGGGTACCTCAGATTTAACTGAAGACCCAACGGAAGTTTCGTTTACTTCCGGCTCGGAAAATGAGTTTTTGATGTTGTCGAATAAATTCCAAAGCTGAGTTTCCTCCATGAGCTTACAAGATAGACAGAGGAAATAAACTTCTAAGTCAAAACACATTTCACTTTTTCCAAAGAGACATTCTGTCAGCGAAACAGCTGTGCTGTGTAGCTTGGAACGAAGTTCCTTCCATTTCCATCCCTCCGACTCATGCAGAGAGCTGTATAATGAGCGGATTCTACGTTATTTTGTGGTAGGTGCGTGAGGGTATTTGAGGCTCCCCTTTTCTTAGGAGTATTAGTATAGAGATGGACCATCACAAGGAGATGGATCTGGACGCACTGATTAAGGAGAGAGTTAAGACGATCGTTGCCAAACAAAAAGGTGGACAACCCACAACAGTACAGGCAACTGAAGCAGCCTACGATGCTAGCGTTAAAATGTTAGATAGCATGGCCAAGGTAGCACAAGAAGCTATGATCCCGCCAAGTAGCATTCCGTCGGGGTCTACGTCAGGTAGTATCCCAGCTTTAGTCGGAGATATCACCGGTTTTGTCGAGCACACTCTGAACACTGTAATGAGTGCCGTTATCGCTGCTGATCAGATTATTGCTCTGCCCAGTAACCTAGGCAAAGCCTATAACGAACCGCTCGCCAAACAGAACTTCACCTTCTAAACTTTTTACCAAAAACGCTAGTTCTTAAAAGTGATTCAGAAGAAGCAAGGGACAGCATGTCTCTTAAATGGACGAAATCGAGAAGCTACCAGAGGGAACCAAGCTGAGGGAGAATGCCTTAGCGGTATGGAACCACTATAAGGATACCTTCCCTCCACATGTCGTAAAAGCCGACTATTGGAGCGAGGAGCCTAAAGAGGGGCCTCCGCAGACGATTACCTTCGGATGGTTTAGCAAACTCAATGATGGACGACGTTATGTTGTACATCTTGACCTAGATTCAGAAGAAGATAATGAAGATGGTGTTCCGTCTGTTATCATTAGTCTTATGGGCAAAGGTCAAAGTATAGGTGATGAGTACACAAATGATCAGATTGACCTTGCAATTGCAGAGATTGACGCATTCTTTACCACTCATCATGTCTATTAGTTATAAATGTTGTTCCACACCATGTGCCAGCTGCCGAATTGACCTTGGTACATGGCGTTTAGGTTCAGGAAACAAGTGCCGTTCATGGACTGAAGGGCTGCTTTTATTTCGGGGTGTCCCTGATACCATTCGAGGGCCATATGGATATCTTCAACGGTAACAGGCTTTCCCCACTCTCCAATCGTAAAGAAGTCCCTTTGGTCAAGTTGATGACCTACCTCATGTGGATCTACCCCAGGACTGTTCATTAGGTCCTGCTGCTGGAAGATATGGGTCCGCATAAATACCGGACCGTTGTTTCCCAAGATTATATTTAAACAATGTTGGGAAAGAAAAAGCATTACCTACTAAGGTGTTTATTGAGATTGGACCTTTTGTCTTTCAGTTTTACGTTAGAATGCCGTGTCATGAATACGGCCTAGGGGATATAGATGCCCAGTGAGATACTACCAGGGCTATGGCTAGGCAACGCGGACGATGTTCAAGACCTAGAGTTTCTCGAGGAGAAGAACATACTCAACGTGATTAACTGTACTAAAGACGTAGCTTTCCCAGAAGGTTTAAAGCTTACATTTAAGAGAATACCTGTGACGGACGACTCCAGCACTGTAAGAGAACACGATGATGCTGTGATGCTCAAACACCTGGAACCTATTACCAAGTTTATTCATGAACAGCTTGGTGAGAATAAACCGGTGCTGGTTCACTGCTATGCTGGGAGACAGAGAAGCGCAGCTGTTGTTGCGGCCTATCTGATTAGATACGGAGAGATTCCACTAGAGATGGTAGAACGCCAGCTGCGAAGTAAGAGGGATATCTGCTTTACACCGGGTAATAACTTTCGTGCAGCACTTGTTAAGTTCCAGGCAATCTACAATAAGAAAAATATGCACCAGGTTAATATAGGTAGCCATGGGAAACAACCAGGGCAGAGTAAACAGGCCGCTTACAGGGCCAGAAGCCAAAATAGATATCAAGCGCGAGCACGCGGAGGATACCATAGAGCAGATCACAGAAATTTCTAAAGACCTCTGGAAAAAGTACCATCTGAACTTCCTCAGTCGTGATTTTTGTCAGAAGTTAGCGCTGGCACAGGAGAACAGGTTGACAAAGTTTTCTCTAACACAGCTTCAGGAGATCGACAAACGGTTAAACAAACCTCCTAACAGGCGTCAGGCCAAGGAGTTTGAAGCTTTCCTAGCATATAATCCACGCGAACAAGAGCAGTTTATTGTTGACCAGCTTCGTGTTGAACTTATCAGTCGTTTTCATAACCGTGAAGTACCAATGCCGGAAGAGGGAGAGCTAGCTTATCGCGGTAAACCTCTAAAGTATCTCAACTACGATGAGATCCACAGGTACCTAAAGGAACGCAAGAAAGACGTTAAGGCGCCTAAAGAGGGACGCCGTAACGAAAAGGGAAGGTTCAAGGCACAAGAGGGTGGTCAGAACGATGATGAGGACGTTCTGGCAGCCATTGATGACGAACTTGAACGCCGACGCAAGGCTCTTGAGCGTTTTAATAAGAATAACAAGAACAAGAATAATGTTGAAGATGAAATTGTGTTCAATGTAAAGCAGGTTAACAATAACTACAAGAAAATTGAGAACAAGCTTAACAAGATGCCGAAGGAGCTTGTTAGTGTTAAGATTAAAGAGACAACCGAGGTAGTTGACAAGCCGAACAAGAAGCCCGAACCCAACTTTAATAAGCGACGAGTTAACAACAACGCCAACAAAAAGCCGAACAAACCTACTAACAAGAAGTTTAACAAGCCCGCTAACAAGAAGCCTAACAACAAAGCAAGGAAGAATGAAAGCCGTGGAGAAAAGGAATTTATTCACTATAACGACCGGTTTATGACTGCCATGAAGGAAAGCTTCCCGGATTGCGAACCTAGTGGTGAAAAGCCATGTCGTCTGACCAAGAAGCAGCTGTGTAAGAAGATTGTGCAGCACTTTATGATCAGGGTAAACCTGATTGCAGCTATCGTATCTGTGCTTCCGAAGCGTGGAAAGGATGGTTACTACGGAGGTTTCTGTTATCAACGATATCTGGCTCTGCGTGATGGCAAACTATGTCTTCCGCCTAACTATGAGCATCTAGACAGCATGAACACCAAGAAGCAGCTGAAGGTTCTAGCTAAGTACATTAACAACTTTAGCGAGAAGGATTGTAACAACGTGCAGGGTTACTGGAAAGAGCTGAATAAGGGTGAACTTGCAAGTCTGCGTGTTAACGAGGGAAACTTTAACCGTTACTATCTGGATTACACTGCTAGACTGCAGCGTCAGTACCAGGAATCTATCTTGCAGCTCTTGGGTGTATTGAAGAAGCTTGATGAGACACCTATGATCGACAACGCAACTCTTAATGCATTGACTGAGAAGGCGAAGGATACTATCGACAACCTGTATCAGAGCTGTCACCGAAGCTATACCTACGCTATGTTTGCCTTTGTTAGGGCTGATTTGGAAACTACTCCTCGACAGCTTCGTCAGGAGGAGGAGGACCTTGAGGTTCTACAGAAGGGGATGAATCAGTGATTAAACTAATTTTATTCTGAACTACACCTAAATCTGTAGCAAATAAAACATGTAAAATTCCGGTTTTTATAGTTAGATATCATGTCAATGCTCTTATATAAGCATTAACATGGCTCCAAAACGTCGTAAGGACAAGACGTTGATATTTAAAGACTACCCTGACTTTAGACCGAACTTAACACCGCGTGAGATGTTTGAATTAGGATCGTTTGGTGGGACTTATTGGAGACCGATTAGGTCAAGTATTACCAAGAAGCGTTATAAGGATGCACATAAGGAGTTTCCAAAGTCGTGGTGGAAAAATGTACCAGATGCTTTCTTGACAAGCTCTAAGTGTGATGCTAGAGCCAACCAGTATGGTGTGAAGGTGGGGACTAGTTTAGAGTTTTGGGAGAAGAAAGGATGGATTAAGGCTCAAGATCCTTACGGATGGGTGCAATGGTACTGTCGATTCTATCAAGGACGGAGAACTAAAGACGATGAGAGACAGATTAAGCGTTGGCTCGGTATTGCTGGACCTAAAGGTAGATTCAGAAAGTGGTTAGTGACTTTGATTCTGAAAGAGAAGGGACTAATGAACCGAGGAAGCTGGAACGACGTAAAGATATCTCCTAAAATTCGTCAAACACTTCAACACTGGGCATATAGACTTACTAAAAAAGACTTTGACACAGAAGTCAAAAGCAGAAAGAAGAAGACTTAAAGGTATAGTTTCTTTTAAAGGTAACTACTAAGATGGACTTGCCTCCAGAATTAATTGATGGTATTTTAAAAAATTTAACCTTTGACGAGATAACGGCCTGTTACTACGTTAGTCAAAGGTTTCATGTGCTGACTGGGAGATATATCCTTGAAGAGTTTATCTTCAACTTACACGGAACTAAAAAGAGTCGTTTTGTAAAGCATGCTTTTGGAGATTTTGGAAAGAGTTTAGTGAACGGGTGGTACGATGTTATCTTGTGTCAACCTGGAATTAACTATAAGAATCACAACTTTGATAAATTTATTCAGAGTGATCGTCAGAAGGTTATCTCGATTCTAAGCGACAATATTACAGCTTACTGTCGTATAAACTATAAGTTGTGTGAGAGCCCACACAAAAGTTGTATAAGATGTGAGAATGTAATTTGCGAAGATACTGAGATTAAATTAAAGAATGTCTATAAGTTTGCAGGGATACCCAGTTCTAAACTAAACAAATTTAGATCTGGATTGGGAGGGACTATTGAACCTTGGACTTATACGAGAGATGACCCATCTCTTAAGTGTAACCTCTGTGATTTTAAGTGGATGCCGATGTGTTTTACATGTACGTACGGTATTCCTAGAACTGTTAACGAGGTTACTCACACACCATCTGGAGATCGCCTTCTGGTGAGTTATATATCGGTGTTACCGCACTGCAAGGCGTGTAAGAGAGGTTACTGCCAGAAGTGTGTGAGAACATGCTCTTTCTGCGCTAAGATTATGTGCACTGGGCGCACTTGTGATAAATTTATAGGGGTGACTAACTGGCAGTGTAGAGACTGCAAGTTAGAAAAATATTCTTGTACGGGTTGTCAGGTAAGCCATAAGATTAAGCTTTGTGAACCGTGTTTAGATAAAAGGATGAACGTCTTACTCTAAGACAATGTCACCACGAAGAATATACTTGAAACCCTCGTAACAAGGCCACGCTTCGTGGAAGATATCCTGACGAATGAGCAGAATAGAACCAGTTTTTGGTTTAACAACGATGGGGTTTTCGTCATCTTCTGTAATAACAGTCTCACCGCCTTCGAAGTTGTCGTTAAGATAAAGAAGGAATGTGTAGTTACTGGTGAGGTCTCCGATCTTCACATTACCGTCCACATGCTCGGTAATATGACTTGTGACAGGCCAGTATTTGCTAACATACCAACGTGTACCGACAATTTTAAGATCAAGACCAGCGTCCATCACACTGCTGCGTGTTCTCCGTGCCATCTCAGCAGACAGTGCACTGTTTTCGAAGTCGTATCGTCCACATCTGTAGTCGATGATTTCGAGCTCTTCGTTGAGGCTTCCTTCTAGTTCAAAGCGCTTAATAAGTTTCTTGCAGTTCTCCTCAGTGATAATATTGGGGAGAAAGTAGTAGTCCATTATACTGAACTTTTAGAAAAAATATCATGCCTTCTAATTTCCGAAGGGTAGGAACTCTGCGGCGGAGGTGTAGAAGAGGGTGATCATAACCATGAGGACAACGATGGTAAGTCCAAGCACCCAACGCAGAGTGCTGATCTCGCTCGTGAGCGAATTATAGGGTTTATCGTCGATGATCATCCCTTCAATCTTGCACTGGTCACCCACACAGCGGTGCTCTACAGTGTCACTAAGAATGTACTTAGCACCGAAGAGGGACAGACTTCCGACGAAGATTCCGTAGAAAATACCTTGCATGAATGCGAGGAATGAGTTAAGGGTTCCATCTTGTGAGTCAGCGACGAACAATAGGGAGATGAGCCAAGCGGAAATACCGAGGCCAAGTGTAGTGTACTGTCCGGCGCTTTCGTAAACTCCCTTTTGTCCGCTTTCGCGATCGGTAGTGGGATACTTACGGGGTTCACGTTTAGTGAAGATGATACCCATCATTAGGAGTAGAATAGCCAGAATGTAGAGCATGTAGGTGGTGGATCCGACGATATCCTCCTGCTTACTAGACCAGGTGATATAGAAGGTGGACAATACAATGGCAAGAACCATGGTGTAGAGGAAGTACTTAAGCTTGTCCCATGTATCTTCCTTCATCTTTCCGAAGACGTTGTGCCTGACGAAAGGCATAGTAAGTCCTACGGCAAATCCGAAGTAGTAGAGCCAGGTTCCGGTCTGATCTGCTCCCATAAGCTCTCTCTTACCCATGTTGTTGAGGAAGTAGAGGATACCACCCATTAATGTGGCGGTAGTGAAGTCGTACATCTCGTTTGAAGAATCTTTGGCAGGAAGAGCTTTAGACGCGCCGTTTACAATTTTGATACCGAAGTATCCCAACATCGTCATCAACAGGTAGTTACGAAACTTGCCGTTACTAGACATATACAAGCTTTTTAGAAAAAAGCTTTAATAAAAGTTTAACCAAAAGCTTTAATAAAAGTTTAACTAGCTCCCTCTTACGTATCTTTAGAGGTATGTTGTATCTTTGTTAGAATTATAATGTCTCGTACATTCTACGTGTGTTCTTACGGTGGTTCTGGTTCTAAAATGTTATGGCAGTGGCTCAGAAAATATGGTAGGTCTTTGCACATCCACTCCAGAAAGCCTCCTCAGGATATTGAGAAGGTAGGAGGTCACGTTTACCACGAGTGGTTTAACGGCATTCCTGTAGAAAGCCCTGAAAACTATACGGTGTTATACATTTACAGGGATCCTATTGATGCGATCTTATCTCGGTTTAACATTCTGCCGCATCTGGTCCATGTCCAGGTACCTAAGAAGTACTGTAGGATGAAGGTTCTTGAGCATTCCTATATTGATGAGGATCTTTATGGTCTGGAGGAGTTCTTCGACAACTACACGGATGAGAGTGTAGAAAGGAGTTACGATATTATCGCTGTCAAGTATGAAACATTCTTTGAGAACATTGATAGTCTTAAAGAGATCCTGAATTTGCCATCGATTGGTGTTCCCGATCCTGTGAGAATGGAGCGTACTAAGAATCCACCAGCAGATCTGATCGAACGACTTGAGAAAAAGTACAAGGGGCTGCGTGAGAAGATGGCGCAGATGCCACCAGTTAAGGTGATTCGGAAAAAAGTGAACCTATCTGTGTTAAAGTGAAGAAAGGGTGTAATTCTAATAGTTATGAGTGAACCCTGTTCAATCTGTTACACTGACGTTGATGGTAACGTAGGTCACAAGACTAAATGTAATCACGTTTTCCATAAGGACTGTATCAAGAGTTGGATGGAAGCGATCAGCGACAAGTGGCAAAAGCTTGGAGGCGTAACCTCCGAGTCTAAGTGTGCCCCTATCTGTCCTTACTGTCGCCAGCGTATCAAATATCTCAAGCCTGAGCCTGGAGAGAAGGAGAAACCGGGTGTACATGTTAGCCTCTACCAACTACAGCAAGAGAAGCGTATTAGGGCGCGCAAGAATAAGATTGCCAAGCAGAACACCTCCAAGGGCATGGTTGTAGCTAAGCACTGTACAAAGAACAAGTACATTAAGTCTAAAGCTAAGATGAAGGCAAAGCCTAAGCCTAAGTGTATTGCTACTACTAACAAGGGTACTCCCTGTAGGAATGCTCAGAACCCGAAGTGGGGTAAGTACTGTGGTACTCACAAGAAGCATTTCTTGGAGGCGGCTGCTGCACTTGAGAAGGACATTGCCCCAGTAGCAGAGTCTGCTGCTACACCGGTGCTTGCGCCTTTGTAAAGTATGTTATAATTATTTACTCCTCGTCACCAGCGGTGTCTTCAGGGGAGTTCTCCTCAGTGGCGTCCTTCTGCTTCTTCACTGGGCGCGGGCGCCATGACACAAAGAGAGCATACTTAGTAGGCTCGTCATTGTTCCTCTTAGGAGGCGGAGCTGCCTTACCACGACCACGTCCACGGCGGTTAGTCCGAGGTCGGTTAGTAACCCGGTGGGAAACGAAGAATCCGTTGGCCTCATGATCCGGGTTAACCAGGTCGTTGAGACGCTTCTTTAGGTCTGTTCGCTTAACGATATCTAGGATACGGACTCCTCCGAACATAAATCGAGGGTCTTCGTCTGGAACGTACTGCCATTGGTAGAAATCTGCTGAGAAACGAGAAGCATCTGCAGCTTCTAACATCTTCTCGTTAAAGGGCTCACTGTTAATGATATCGCTAAAATGATCGAAAGCAAGATCCTCTGCGGTTTGCATAATCTGGCTCTTTTCAACACGAGCCTCTTGCGTCTTCTGACGAAGGGCCTCAAGATTGAACGCTGCACCTGACATTTTCAATTAATATTTATAACTTAGGGAAAATACGGAAAAGTAAATCACTTTTAGTGAATATGTGCATAGGGTTTAAGAATATCGTTTATGTCTTTTTCGCTCAGATTGAATGAACCTGAGCCACTATTGTAAGACTTAATACCCTTTTTGCGTTCAGACTTATTTTTGCCTTCACGTAGAGCTACCATTACATTGTGATATGTGTTAATTTTCTTTTTGTACTCTCTCTTAACATACTTAGCTTTAGGCATATATACAACTTCGATATATCTCTGCGGAAACACACCTCAATCGTTTCACTTTTTCCACTGCAGAATTCAGTTATAAATTGCTCCTCTTAAAGTTTCTTGAAGACATACTCACCGTTCTTCTTAACGGCCTTACCGATCTTCTTGTAGATACCGTCGGTCATCTCGAAGCAGTTGTTAGTGAGAGCGCATCGAGTGCGAACATCACCATCGGGGTCTTCCCAGTCGTAACCGACGATAAATCGGTTACCATCAACCGGGAAGTCCTCTGCCTGATCTCCCTTGTGGATAGGTGCTCGCTTGAAGGTAACCTCCATGAGCGTGCCCATCTCCTCAAAGTCATCATCCTCCTGGTTGTAAACCGTGAGGGTATCTGGGTTAAGGATGAGAGTGCGACCCTCCTTCGTTTCGATGGTGATGCACTCAACCTCATCCTCATCCTCCGGATCATCCTCAGACTCAGCCTCAGACTCAGCCTCAGCCTCAGCCTCAGCCTCAGCCTCAGCCTCAGACTCAGCCTCGTCCTCAGACTCATCCTCAGGATCGTCCTCAGGCTTCTGGTTCTTCAGCTCAGAGGGCTTACCGCCCCCCTCACCAAGAGCTGCCTGAAACTGCTCAAGGACGCTAAGCATCCCGTTCAGCTTCTCAGTAAGCTCTGGAGTCTTCACAAGGAAGATCTCGATGGCCTCTTCAGGAGTCTTGGCACTGCCCTTTCCCTTCTTGGCCTTCTTGTTAAGGTAGGGATCCTGAAGAGTGGCAGGGCGAACCTTCGCTGAACCAATGTATTCAGCGAAGTTAACAGTGCTGCTGCACTCCTTAGGGTCGTGCTTGAAACAGAATGGTCCAAACTTCTTGGTTTCCTTGTTCTGGAAGCAATGGCGCGTACAACGAGTCCAAGCTCGCGTTTGCTTACGGTTGTTACCGTCCATATAATCCTCAAGGTGGACCTCAATCCCCTTTTCAATCTTCTCCTTGATCTTTGCCTTAGAAGTGAGTTTTACCCCTGCAGGGCAGACAGGCTTCTCATTCTTGGAGGCAATCTTGGAAACCTCCTGCTTAAGGAGCTTCTGGAAGATTACCTTAGTGGCATCATCAAGTTGATCAAAAGACGCTTCGACCGACATTATATTTCTTAACTATTGTATGTTCAGTGATTTCAAACTGTTTCAATTCACTTTTTTTATAAACGGCCAAAATAAAAAAGTGAATTGTTTTGGTCTGAAATTGCTAAAGACATTAATTAATATTAGATAAGATGTCAACGACCGTAGAGATGACCACTCAGATGTTTAAGATGCTTCAGAGCATCGCCAAGCGCATGGATGCTCAAGATATTGAGATGGCTGAGATGAAGGAGATGCTGAAGAGGAAGGCGCGCAAGCGTTCTAACCCTCTCGAACCCTTCAAGGATGGCCTTCGTGCAGTCAATGACATTTGTTCTGTTGAGATCAAGGCAACTGATCAGAAGGTATTTATCGGACTGATCTGCCCACAGGTTGGAGAAGATACCGCCTCCAAGGCTCCTATCTTCTCTCTCACCGCCAACATCTTTCGTGAATTCATGGAACTCTACAACGAGGCCGAGGACGGCGAGAAGGTAGCAGTCCCTGATGAGGCTGTTTTCACACGCCGCTACGCAGAGCGCTGCGTAGATACCTGGACCATGCCTGAGACTCTCAAGTAAAAAAAGAACTGTTTGAGTTCTACTTTGCAGTAAAACTGAAACCAACTTAAGGGTTTATTATAACATAACACAAAAGAGATGAACGATCAGATAGTACAAGTCCTCAAGCAGCTACTGAAACAGTATGCTAGCCAAGGAGGGAAAACCTTCCAGATTAAAGCCATTAAGAAAGGTCTCAAGAACATTGAGACACATGAGTCCAAAATACCTAGTGGAGTCTACGCCAAAAAGAATATTGTAGGTGTAGGCAAAGGTTTGTCTGAGCGTATTGATGAGATTTTGCGGACAGGTACCTTGGGGGAGCTAATTACGAATGATCAGACGCGTATTTTACAAGAGCTCTGTTCTGTCTTTGGTATCGGTCCCAAGAAGGCTAAGACTCTATACGATGACGGTTACAGATCTATTGTTGACCTTCAAAAGGGGGTTGCGGCGAACAAGTTAAAACTACCGCATCATACACTGCTCGGTCTCAAGTATTACGAGGATATGGAAACACGCATTCCACGTGGTGAGGTCTCAAAACTTAGCAAAATCCTTAAAAGGGCTATAAAGACCGTTGACAAGGGTTTGGTATTTGAGGTTTGTGGTTCTTACCGTCGGGGTGCTAGAACCTGTGGTGATATGGACGTTCTGATGTCGCACCCGGGTGTTTCCGGGGATATTGCTGAGTACAAATTTCTGGAGAAGCTAGTGGAGGTGCTAGGTAAGATCGGGTTCCTGGTGGGTCATCTGACAACGAAGGGCGGTAAGAAGTATATGGGGCTCTGTAAGCTAGAGGCACATAGTAAGGCTCGTCGTATCGATATCAGGTGCGTTGATTGGTCTGCGTACTACCCCGCTATGATCTACTTTACAGGTTCCAAGAACTTTAACATTAAGATCCGTCGAAAAGCGCTCGAACTTGGGTACTCCCTGAGCGAGTACGGTTTTAAGAATGAGGAAACTGGTGAGCTGGTTACCGTTAACTCTGAGGAGGAGCTTTTCGAGATTATCGAGGAAGACTATGTACAACCTACAGCCCGTGAAATGGGGAAGTAAAAATTGACGACGCTTTGTATTAAAGATCTAATTATAATTACCAGACAAAGAGATGACAAAGGCGAAAAGCACACCTACGGCCAAGACTACACCTCTCGCGCGTAACCTCCGTGCACCACGACCCAGTTGCCGAGGCTGTGGGACCCATTACGGGCTCCGCATCCACGGCATGTTAGGCATTGTGTGCGGACCGTGCATGCGCACAACGCTCGGCACCGATTGAGCACCAAAAATACCTCGTCTACCCCACAAGGTAGACATTTTAGATTCGTGTAGTTTGCTGTTGCTGTCTCTTATCTGGTCACCCCTCATAAAAGCTGTCCAAATATAGTATATGCCTAGAGTCACCCTTCCCTCTAAAACTTCCAAGTCAAATAAGGCCAAAACAGAACCGGTTTCTCCAAAATGTTGTAGCTGCGGTACTTTAAAGGGTGTTGGCTTGCACGGAACTTTCGGTAGTGTCTGTGCAAAATGTTTGAGGGAATGTATGTAGTTTTAAAATGAAATGTATCTAACGAATAATCAATATAGTCTTTAGATATCATGTCTACAACACCGTGTAGTGAATGTGGTGAACTAAAGCATACCGAGACCGGTGAGCACTGTTTTCGTATAACTGATGAACCCTGGAAACTTCTGGGTAAACATCCAACACTAAGGCAGATTCAAGAGAGCCCAGACTTATTATAAGAAGCGACGCTTACTGGCGACGAGGAAGAAGAGTGCTAGAAGGAGTACCACCACTAGGATGCTTCCGAACGTCTTAGGACTGGTTAGCTGGTTGGCAAAGCCCTCTACAGTATTGGTACGAGGAATGACCAGGTCCGGCTTAGTCTGCAGGTTTTCCTCTTCAGGGATACGGTCCTTGTTGTTGGCCGTCCTGTAAGGGAATGTATAGAAAGGTAGGAAGCTAAAGAAGCTGCTCCTCTGATCTGGGTAGGTCTTATAAAGACGATCGTTGCGATCAAAGAAGGTGGGGAAGGGGTAGAAAGGCGACGGAACTACGTTGGCCAGAGTGGTAGGTTCCTCTGGGAGCTGATCAATCGTCATCTTAGGGCGACCCCAGATGTTCTTGTAGTTAAAGTTAACACCGAAGTGGTTACCTCTAACCCAGTTTGCATTGGAAGGACCGCCGTCAATAACGCTCATGATATTCTGATTATCGGATGTAAGTGCGTAGAGGTTGTTGCGCTGGTAACGGTTCTGTTTAAATTTGCTGAAACGGCGTGTCTGATTGGGTTCGGTTAGATCCTGAGCTCGCGGGGCAGGGGGCAACATCTGTCGAAAGTAGTTAGGAGATGAGCTGGTCTCCTGCCACGGAGCGGGCGGAGGATTTACTCCCTCAGGAGCAGCGCCCTGCATAGTGAACCTTGGATCGTTGTTCTGGGGCACGTCAGGGGAACGCGGAAATCCCCACGCCACCTTAGTAGAAGGCTGATTAGTTGAGATCAGCTTATCCATTATAATATACTTCAAAGATAGAAATTATCTAGCTGAGAATGGGTCGGCGTACTGCACGGTATGCAATTGCCTGACCGTTTCCCTTGCTGCGACGGTACACCCGACACATATCACCATCGCGTAGTCCGTAATACCGAGCCATCGGTCCGGTGGTAAACATGGTAGCGCTCTGTTCGTAGAACTGCTCGGGGGTTAGACTGTACTTAGTAGCAAGTTCGGAAATTTCATCCTCAGTAAGAAGCTCATGCTTGGGAGAGCCAAGACTCTTGTTGGATTGAAGTTCCTTATAGAAGAATACCTCAACGTTCCGATAAGTTTCACTGTCCACCTCTTTAAGAACCGGAGCGGTAATCTCCTTCACAATAATGATAATGTTAATATCGTTACTCTGATAGGTTTCCTTGATCTTAGTCACAGTTGACACCAGTCGTTTCTTATCAAACTTACCGGCGGCAACGTGGAAATATACATAGGCTTGTGTGCTATGAGCACCACCCTTCTGCGTTGGTTCGGTGGTTAGTTCCACCGTTTCCTCTACTTGAGGCTCAGGTTCAGCCTCAGCCTCGGCCTCGACTTCAGGTTCAGTTTCAGCCTCAGCCTCTGCCTCAGCGTCAGTCTCAGCTTCGGCCTCTGCTTCGCCCTCAGCAACAGCTGCTTCTTCCTGGTTTTCACCCTCTTCAATCTCCTCCTCGACAGGCGTTTCGGGCTCTACGACCTGCTTTGCAGGGGCCTGGGCAGCCTCACGAGAAACATAGATATCGATATTGTTGTTATCAAGCATAATAGCGACATTTTCCCGCGAGATATTTTGTTGATCAAGCGGAACTGTAAAGTCCCTGGACTCCAACATTTCGATGGCAGTCTGCCTAGCTTTCTCAATTGTCTTAATGTCCATCTCTATATAGATACGTTATGAAGTATAATTCTAAATCACTTTTTGAGGCAAAAATAAAATCGATGATTCTTATATATTGAGATGAGTAAATGCACGAAGCGTCTTGAGAGGCAGATTAAATGTTTATGTAGGAAGATCGAAAACATGGAAGCTACATGTTGTGGCACTGAGATCGTACCGGTTTTACCGTTCTGTCCTAAGGGTGATACTGGTGCACAGGGCCTACAAGGCCCAACTGGACCCAAGGGTGATGCTGGAAGTATCGGTACGTTGTTCACTTTAGAAGCTGCTACCGGTTCTACTGGACCTACTACCAGTGCAGATATTGACGCGTTCGATACTCTACGTTTATTCTCCACTGGTAACGAGCTGACCCTAGTTGATAGTGGAACTACTAAAACGCTTAATCTAGAACCTCCATTTGAAGCTGGTAACTCTATTGTGAGATTTAACACCGGGTATCCTACATCTCTGGCATCTCACGACCTGGTGCTCCCGGGTACAAGTAATACTACTGAAGGTGCTGGCAGTCGTCTGATGTATGACACAAGCCAGAGCTCCTTATTTGTTGGTACTGTGGCTGGTACTCAGTGGGATTCTGGTAACCGTGGTGCAAACGCTTTTGCTTCTGGTTTGAGTAATACTGCTAGCGGTTCAAGCTCAGCAGTTCTTGGTGGTTTTACTGGTATTGCATCCGGTGGTTTCTCCGCCGTTGTAGGTGGTAGTAGTGGACGTGCTATCAACTCCTCGGCCGTTGTGGTTGGTGGTGATGGTAATACTGCATCTGGAATCCGTTCCGCGGCAATGGGTGGAACTAATAACACGGCCTCAGGTGGATCTGCCTGTGTAGTAGGTGGCACTACTAATACTGCCTCAGTCGCATCCTCCTTTATTGGTGGAGGACAACAGAACAGTAACGCTGGGAACAGCTCTGCAATTGCTGGAGGTATCGGTAACATCATTTCTAACATCAACAGCTTCATCGGTGGTGGTGTAACCTTAACCGCAAGTGGTCAGCAGTCTGCAGCTGTTGGTGGAAGGGTTAATGTAGCCACGGGTGACAATGCAGCGGCCGTCGCAGGTATGTCTAACACTGCAAGTGGCACCGAATCCTTAAGCGCTGGAGGTAGTGGAAACGTCGCATCGCAGCAGAATGCGGCAACGGTGGGTGGATCTCTTAACATCGCCTCTAACACCTCTGCGATTGCTCTGGGTGGAACCACCCTTACCGCATCCGGTGTTAACGCTGCTGCGATTGGTGGTTCTGGCAACAGCGCTAGCGGACAGTCCTCTCTAGTTTCCGGTGGTACTAATAATACTGTTACTATGCTTAACTCAGCAGCTGTTGCTGGTTCCGGTTCTCAGGTTACAGGGGTTAATGCTACCGTAGTGGGAGGACTCAATCATAATGTGTCAACCTTGGCATCAACGGTTGTTGGCGGAGTCAGTAACACTGTATCAGGTATTAATGGAGCTATTGTGGGTGGATTCACCAACAATGTAACAGCTCTTAATGCAGGTGCCTTTACAGGTACTCTGTTAACTGCGAGCAACAACCAGGCTACTGCTATTGGTGGTACAAGTAATACTGCGGGAGGTATTAACTCTACGACTCTTGGTGGTGCTAATAACCAGGCAAACAATCTGAACTCTGCTACACTTGGGGGAAGTACTCTAGTTGTTTCTGCTGATGCGTCGGTAGCTGTAGGTGGAACTAACAATACTGTGAGTGGAAGCACCTCTTTTATTGCTGGTGGAAGTAGCAACACTATTCCCAGTGCTGTTGCCAATACATCTGTTGTGGGTGGAACAAGTAACAAAATTGCAGCTCCGGCCGGTGCAGATAATGCAACTGTTATCGGAGGCGCTAACAATACGGCTTCTGCAGCTAGTGCACTGGCGGCGAGTGGTACAAATAACTCAGCACAGGGTATTAACACTATTGTTTTGGGTGGTACTATGAACACGACAGTAACAGGTGCTACTAACTCTGGAATTGTTGGTGGTACAACTAACAGGATCGGTAACCTTCACTGTTTCGTTGGAGGTGGGCAGAGTCACCTAGTTATTGGTGGGGATAACAGTGCAGCAGTGGGTGGAAACTCAAACATTGTTTCTGCTATCAATGCTGGTACATTTGGTGGAACTACCCTAACTGCATCATCTCTAAACGCAACAGCTGTTGGAGGATCGGCTAATCATGCTAGTGGACAAGCAAGCAGTACAATCGGTGGTTCGAGCAACAGAGCACAGAACACTAACTGTTTTGCTGCAGGTGGGTCTGGTAACACGGTTAACTGTTTGAATGGTTCTTCTGTTGGTGGTTCTGGTAATACTTCTGGACCTAATGATGGTTGTGCTACTATGGGTGGTACTGGTAACACTGCATCTGGTACAAATGCTTTTACAGCGGGTGGTTCTGGCAACACAGCTTCAGGAACGAGTGCTGTTGCTTTCGGTGGTGGAAGTACAGCTTCACATGTTAGCTCTTTTGTTTACTCTGATGCAACGGCTCGTAACTCTGTAGCAGACAGCAGTGTTATCTTCGGTGCAGCAGGTGGTTTCTACGTTTACAGCCATACAACAACAACCGACGGTGTTCATGTTGATGGTAGTGTACGTGAATTTAAACCTCTTAATGCTAACCTCTGGGATCTTGGTTCAGCTTCTCAACATTGGAATACACTCTACGTTGATACTATTGTTAGTAGTACGATGACACTTACGGTTAACGACAATCTACAGGTGACAGGTGCTATTTCTAAGGGGTCAGGTACCTTCTTGATTGATCATCCGGTGGACCCTTACAATAAGAACCTTTATCACAGTTTCGTGGAAAGTCCCGATATGATGAACGTTTACAACGGTACTGTTATACTGAATGAGAATGGAGAAGCTGATGTGGAACTTCCTAGTTACTTTGAAGCTCTTAACAGCGACTTTAGGTATCAGTTGACTGCGATTGGCTTGCCCGGTCCGAACCTTTATGTTTCTCGTGAGGTTGAGAACAACGGTTTCTCTATTGCTGGTGGATGTGACAGTCAGAAGGTTTCATGGCAGGTTACTGGTATTCGTCAGGATCGTTTTGCTCAGAAGAACCGTGTGGTTCCTGAGGTAACCAAGCAAGTTCCTGGAGAGTATATCCATCCTGATCTTTTCTAAACATCTCATTTACATTAAAATGTAATGTTTAAAGTTTAACATTGATATTGTTGCGTTGTGATAGCGGTGTATTGTTAAGAACTTCAATGTCGCTCAGTTTAGCTGTGTAGGTATAGCTGTAATCAACTTCGAAAAGGGGAAGCTGAATTACAGGAAGTTCCTTATCACTAATATCCACAATGGCGTTGATCACATCTGTGAGATAATTTGACAAATTAGCTACTCCATAACCTTCGTTAGATACGGAGATAAAACTGGTGTAGTCAATAAATGTAAGAGCGAGAGTTTTAATAAGTTGTAGAATCTGTAATAGAAAATCGTACAGGTCAAGATCAGGGGGTACATCAAACATAAAGGTTTGAATTTCTGGGATTTGTGATAGCTCTCCGAATCCTTCGATAAGATCTCTCATAATATTGTTCAGATCTCTAATGAGATTAGTAAAGGTGTTAGTAAGTTCGGTAACAGAACCAGAAGGGTTAACCCCTGTAAGCTTTTCGAAATATGGTGCAAAATTGATACCACTAATTCCTGGAATACTATTGATTGCACTCTGCATACGTTCATAAATATTAAAGATGTCAGCAAAAAGATCGTTAAGCTCATCTACAATACCTGGAATCTTCCCAAATATAAAGTCAAAGCTTGTTATTTTATCAATAAATATTGATTCTAACTCAACTGGGTTTATAACTCCTATACTTCCGAGATCATCTCGTGTATTTTTCATCACACTTTTAATTTGATTATTAGCTAAAGCAGCAACATCCAGAGCAACTTGAATAATCTGTAAAACTTGACCCAATGGCAAGGAATCAAAATCGAAAAGGTCCTCAATGAAATTAATCGAATCAAAAGGAGAGGCTGTCATTCTAGCTGTTCCTATAGCAGAAAACGATTGGTTTAAAAATTTATCTTGCCCAAGTCCTGTAAATCTGATAGTAGTACCTAATCCTGCTGGTGTAGCTAGAAGTGTGTTGTCAGTATCAACCGGTACAGGTAGAGGTAATCTTACTTCGAGATTAGTATTACCTGTTATCTGTTTCCTAACAACATTGAATACATCTGCAAAGTTACTTGAATCGTCAATATCTGTATCAAAGATATTGTAATTAAAGAAGGCAGTTCCTCTGCAGCTAACTCTAGTTCCGATAATCTCAACAAACTCTTTACTATAGAGAGTTGCAGACTTCCCACCAATTGATTCTGGAAAAGTTCTTACTAGTACAGTTCTGTTGTATGGGAGCGATCCTTCAACTGCATTAATAACTCTACCATGAGAGTCAACAGTAATTATTGGATAAAGTAGCTCATTGCCTTGAACTGGAGTTCCACCAAAGATTATTTCTAACTCCTTTAAAGTTTTGTTTTCGATAGTATTGTTAAACTCTTTTAAATACTTAGTATTCTTCTCAATTTTCTCTTCTAATGCACCAATTTTACCTCCGCCTCCTTGTAACTTTTCTACCCTTTCTTCTAACTGTTTGGTTAGAACAGTATTTTGGTCAATCTTCTTATTAATTGCAATGATAGCTTCAACATTGTTATCCATCTTTACACCAAGATCTAATACCAAATCAACATTAAGAGTACTTTCGCACTCCTCGTATACAGAATCTAACCTTTCCTGTAAACCTTCTGCCATATACTATAGTGAAACATTTACAATATCTTCTGGAACAAAGGCCGCAATAGCCTCTTGGGATGTTAGATATGAATATTCGTAGTTAACTCTAAAGAGTGGAAGCTCAACCTTTGGCATTTTTTTTTGTACAACATTTATAACTGCTCTTAAAGCTGTAGTAACATACTTTTCAAGAGACAGTTCAAAATGTTCATTACTTGGATGTAAAACCAAATTTTTACTTATATTATTACGGTTTAAAAAGTACTCAGACTGGATGATAGCCAAAATATTTTTAATATAATCTACAAGATCGAGTAGACCGGGGAATCTCTGAGCAGGAATAGTGAATTCATTATTAAGCTTGGCAATCTCCGAAAAGAAATTTTTTAAAATTTTAATAGTATCGTTAAAGTATTTAACAACATCAAAAAATTTGGAATTAATGGGACCAGCGCTTAAATTAATATCAGCAACATTAGAATTAAAATTTGGACAGAAGTTAACGCCATCAATTCCTGGAATTGCGTTTATCGTTCTTTGAACTTTATCACATACATCAATAATAATATCCATTGTTCTTGTAACAAAAGATAATAAGCTATTTAGATCGCTGATTGGAAGGTTATCAGCACTTGCATTTGATGCAGTACCAAGATTTCCACCGAGCACTTTTGATATACTTTTTATCTTATCAAGTACGTTTTTAATAGTGTTAGTAACAGTTTGAAGAATATTTAAAATTTCCCCAATCGGTAAACTTAGATCACCAATAATAGAGTCGATGAACCCGCTAAACGAAAATGGTAAGCTTGTAGTTGTTCCTGTGCCGTAAGATCTTATGGCATTTCTAACGGAGGTTCCCTGATTTAATCCTACAAACTTTACATCAGCTATGTATTCAGCTGGTACATCAACCACCTCTTCAATCTTGATAGGTACCGGTATCTTAATTTTCAAATTATTTTCTGCAGTAATTTCTTCAGCTAAAATGTTAAATACATCGATAAAGTTACTATCAAAAGATATGTCGATATCGAAGATATTATAGTCGAAGAAACCTACTCCAGAACAAAATACTCGATTACCTCTCACACTAATTGTTTCTTTTGCATAAAGTACAGCTGAATTTCCTCCGATTCCTTCAAAAGTTGTGTTAACTCTTAGAGAACGATGGAAAGGTTCGATCTGATTGATGATAGAGCTTACTCTTCCAGTAGAATCAACTACCATTTTTGGAAAATGGTATGTATTGCCTTCAGTGACACCGCCTGCGAAAATACCTGACAATGTTGATAAAGTATCTAAGCTAATAGCATCATCTATAGCATCTAGTGCCTCTTCATTAGTATCTAAATCTTCATCAATACTTTCTAGATTATCTGTGGCATCCTTGGTAGATTCCTGTACCTTTTTAGTTAAGTCTCCGTTCTCATCTGCCTTATGATTGATAGCTATGATCGCATCGTTATTTGATTTAATCTTAGTATTAATGCTTAATATTAGGTCCTGATCACATTTGCTAACTACTGTAACAGTTTTATTCTCTTCCTTGATGTTATCCTTTAACTTAGCTCTTCTACATTTTTTATGATTACTAATACTGTGTTTCTTCCACTTCTTATATCCAGGCATTATAATACTATATTCACAGAATATTCAGGTGTAAAATTATCCAACTCGTTTTGATCTACAAAGTAGCTGTAGCTATATTCTACTTGAAAAAGTGGTAGACTAATCTCTGGTGGATCAGGTTCCTCGCTAGTTTCGTACTCTGCGAGTGCTAAAGCGTTGGCGATAATGTAATCTGTTAAATCAATAATACCGTAAGTGTTAGATCCGTGTACAGATATATGATCGATATTTGCGTAAGACCCTAAGTATTTATTCTGTATAACGGTAGCTGTAGTTTTGAGAACCTCACGAACGTCTAAGTTAATCGGAAAGATTCCTGTAGCAGATGGACCTGCAGCTAATCTCGTTAGCTGTACAAAGTTAGCCTTGATAGTGTTAAAATAACTCTGTAAGCGATTAATAATATTGGTAAACTCGCGAATGATGTCTCCTACACGACCTGATGCGTTGCTAACATTCAACGGTTCAAAGTAAGGACAGAAATTAATACCACTTAGAATAGTATTAATTGCGTTCTGGATCTCTTCACATCCATCGATAAATAACCTAAAGAAATCGTTTAGTGGGCCAAGTAACGTTCCAATATTCCTCACGAGTAAAGTTTGAATCTGTGCCGTAGGAACCCTCACATCTGGTATTGCATCAATTACAACTTGCGCTTGTCTCGCAATGTTTTCAATAACATCACCGATAATGTCCAGTGCACCGCTGAGTGTATTGAGAACCTCACCGAGGGGTAATGGTACAAGATCTTCCAGAACATTATCGATAAATCCAACGAAATCAAAAGCTTTTGCAGTCGCTTTGGCTGTACCGATAGAACTGAATGCTGCGTCGAGTTGATCAATCTGATTGAGTCCAACAAATGCAATATCGCTCACAAATTCTTCTGGAGCACTCATAAGGTTATCGCTACTCGGTTGAATTGCGAATGGTAGTTTAACCTGTAGAGACACTCCGGTAGGACTAATATGTGATTTAAAAGATTCAAGTACCCTAAGATAGCTAGAAAGATCTGTCACGTCAATTTCGAAGATATCCCAGTTAAAGAATGCTGTCCCTCGACAGCGTAGTAGCCTTCCGTGAAAACTGATATGCTCCTTTGAATAAAGATATGCGGAGGTTTGTTCAGCTCCCTGAGTTTGAGGTTCTGTCCTAACTGTAACACTGCGATAGTAAGGCTCTACATGATTTCGCACACTACTTACAAACCCTGTTGAGTCAAGCGTGATGATAGGTTTATCAAATGTACCGACAACAGAAGCAGGTGCTCCGAATCTGGCACTAAGATAAGACAAAGTATCTAGATCAATGGTGCTTTGAATATCTTCAATTCTTTCTGTTTGTTCATTATTACGTTCTTCAGCCTGTTCTAAATCAGCACCACTATTCATTAGTTGAGTTTCAATTACTTTAGTTGCATCGGTGTTATCGTCAATCTTCTGATTAATAGTTGCGATAGAGTCGGTGATATTTTCAACACTCCTCGCAATGTTAAAAGCAGCATCTTTATTGGTATCGTTGAAACAACTAGCGATAGCTGTATTATCTTCAATTACATCTTTTAGTAGATCGTTCTTAGTCTTATGTCTACTTTTCTCCATAGATGCAATCTTTCTCAACATCCTATATCTGCTATATAAGATCTTGGTTATAAACTTTTATTCGTGAAGGTACATGTAGTGGGGAATTCCTTTGATCTCTGTGTAGAACAGATTTACAGTATCGTCAAGTGTTTCTTCAGACCCATGCAGATTCTGTAGGAGTCGGAGGCGACGAACCTTGTGCCGAAAGTTGGCAGCCTTAATAGTCCACTTCCGACGGTCCAGGGTGATTAAATCGTAGATATTAACGGTAAAACCAAAGATCTGTGTGAAAGCGTATTGTTCAGGAGTTCCACCCCATCGGAATGGAATCTTCTTCACACTGTGCACACCGTCCTTCTGTACCATGAGAAAGTCTGCGTCCCCGGCGAAAATACCGTAGATAATGCGATAAATCTCCATCGACATATCGTGCGTTGATTCAACCAGGTCACGGACTTTACAGTCAAGTGGCTTCATGATATGGTTTTGATTTTTGTAGAGCCAATCCTTAATGGTTTTTTGTAGGAAATTTGCTAGCAGCGTTTCAGATGGATCAGATAGGTAGTCGTCATCCTCTCCTTCAATAATCTTTTGGATATCTTCAAAGAGAGGATGACAGCTGATGGTCTTCAAACGTTTGTAAATTGCCTGTGCAAAGCTACGGTAAAGACAGGCTCCATCACCATCAACATCTCGGATTTCAAACCGGTTAGGGTCTTCAGTTCTGTGTTTAAACTGGTCTATGACCTTTTGTTTAGCAATATCGAAAGCCTCCCGGTTAGGATGGTGAGATTTGAGATAACAGTACTCGGAATTACCGATAGCCTCATTCTTGCAGGGTCGCTCCGTCTTGGTAAGATGCTGGCACTGCATTTCGTTATGTCTCCGATATGTAATAAACGGAAAATATATTCACTTTTTGGGCGTAATCGACTTTAGGATCTCTTTCGCTACCTTAGCTGGTCCGCTAACAGCCCCAAGAACTGCCTCCTCACCAACCACTCTAAAACGGGTCTCGGGGTCCAAATGCTGTGTGTTTTCCCAACTTTTGGTAGCAGCCATGATGCCGGAGTAGCCAGCAGTTGTCATCATGAAAGCCCTTGCTAAACGGAACATATCTATATTACAGCAATATCAAAAATAAGATCTTATTATAATTCAGTTAGTCGATTTCAAACTACCGTCTGAACTCTAGTCGATTTCCCCCATAGATCCGAGGTCTGGTAGGTCCAGGTCGTCATCGCTACTGGAATCGATAATGGGGTGTGGGTGTGGCGGTGGTGTAAACTGTTGAATAGTTCCGAATCCAGGGATCTGGAACCTCGCTGCTTGGCCACGTTGAGGTGGTCCACCTTGAGGTGGTCCACCTTGAGGTGGACCTACAGCCACAGGCTCGGTGTTAAGCGGCATCCCACTACCCCGTGATACGCGGCAGACAGGACACTTGTTGCTGTTCTCCTTGAGCCATTGAGTGACACACTCTGGGTGATAGTAGTGCCCACACTCTGGGAGTACCATCACCTCTATATTGTCTTCAAAGTCGTCCAGACAGATGTTACATGCAGTGCCCTTTTTATCTTCGATTTCACTGTAAAGAACACGGGGGCATTCGGCAAGCTCTTCTTCTGTGCAAACAACTTTAACATCTTCCTGAGTAGCCATGCCACGCATCGCCCGCAAGAGATTCTGGAAAACGTTACCCAGTTGGGGTCTACGTCTTGGTTCCTGAGGCACACCCTCCTGTACTGGAGCACCCCCAGTAGGAAGTTCACCGGCGGGTAGCCCACCAACAGTTAAAGCAGCTGGTACAAATCCACCATTTTCATCGGTTGTTCCGATAGGTACGTCGATGGCTCCAATACCTGGTGCCATTACGGTCATCATCAGTTGTCCGGCGTGCCTAGGGAGGCCTCCAGGCGCTTCTAGTGGTGGTTCCTCTTCACCTTCGGGTTCCCCATCTTCAAGACTATCTTCACCGTCGTGAATATTTTCACTGTCGTATTCGTCTTCTAAACGTTCTAACTCTCCTGCGATTGCATCTCGAAATGCGTCTATCATCAGTCTGTTAAAAATACCTGAAGCCGCATTTGGGGTTCGTCTGGTAGGTGGGCGGAAGCCGTAGTCGGCCTCTTGCATCTCCCTGGCAATCCGTTCGTCATCAACCTGTTGTTGAAACGCAACGTAGCTGTCAACGAATGGACTGGGTAGAACCTTGTCTTCTTCGTCACGCAGTCTGGGTGCTACAACAAGGAGTTCGATCTCTGCATAAGGTGGTACATCTCGCCAGTTAATACTTTCCTGGCCTGGAATAAGTTCTTGACCTGTGTTTAGCACCAATGTGACAGTCTGGACTGCATAGATGTACAGGTGCAGATGACCTAGTACTCTCTCTACTAGAGTCATACAGTTCCATTCCTCATTGATTGGGAATGAAAGCTGTTTGTCTTCGTATTCGATATTCAAACTCATGCTTTTCATCTATAGTAACTTAAGGATCTTTATGAATCACTTTTAAACATAAACACCAAGTAGGTTTTGACGCAATGCTTAGATAACAAGTATTAAAGAGATGAATAAGAAAAAGCTTAAATTTTTAGCTCAAAAATTTTTAGAGAAATTTTTCCAGGCCCAAGTTGGCTTCAATAAGAAAGTCCTCAACAGGAGGTCGAAGTCTTATTAGAGAGATCAGTACCCATTAGATAAGCATTAACCAGTCTAAAAGCTATCATATCAATCCTTTAAGGATGTTATTAAAGAGATGAATAAGAAAAAGCTAAAAATTTTAGCTCAAAAATTTTTAGAGAAATTTTTCCAGGCCCAAGTTGGCTTCAATAAGAAAGTCCTCAACAGGGACCTGAAGTCCTAATAGAGCTAACAGTGTTGTAAGATGAGCATTAACAGAGTCGGCTAAATCACTTCGCTACGCTCGCTCAAGCCTCTGCGCTTCGCGCTCCCGGGTCCGTTAGAAATATAGGGGTAGTGTAGGATTTGCAACGTGATTCCCGTCAACCTATATAAACCAGGACGCCCATAGGGCGGAAGATGGTAGGTGTTTTTTAGGGTGGTTTAATATAGGATGCTTCGT